GATTCTATACCTGAGTTTTGAGAGCGGATCGTCAACAAAGGCACAACTTTTATCTAGTGGTAACTGTGTGTTGAGTGCTACATGGGCTCCGGATCAGTATGACACCCTAACGCTATTGTGGTCTGGCACCAAGTGGCTCGAAATCAGCCGAAGCACTAACGCCTAGAGTGTAAATGACAATATATCGCAAAGCGCGCTCGCGTCGCGGCACACAAAAACCGCCTAAGACTAACGAAAGCGCTGAAACGCAAATTGTGAAGCCCTTAACGCACTCTTACGTGAGACAGACCCCGGAAACTATAAGAAGGCGCCTGAGCATATTCTGGGGGTGTAATCGCGACGAGCTCATGGCGTTAATCCAAGACCCTGGCACGACGGTAGGAGACATTGCCCTTGCTAGTATTATCATCTCTGCAGCACGCGAGGGCGATGTCCAAAAATTGCAATTCGTTCTTGACAGGATGGTTGGAAAAGTAGTCCCCAAATCTGATAAAATAGTCGAACAAGAAAGTCTCAAACAAATTCCCACAGAAAAACTACTCGCGCTTATAGAAGGTATGCCAAATTCGATCGAAATTTGAAATTGGAGGCCCTCCGTTTTGCTTAAAATTCTCGTTGAAATCGCTCAATCTTTGGAGAAAATTACGAGACACTTAGCTAAAATTGAGGAACACACTGCGCGAACGAGAAGAATCATCAAAGAAAATAAAACGCGTCCAAGGAATTTTTAAAATGCCAAATTTTCCTAGATGAGGCGATGTACGATGGGTGACATAGAAGAATGAGCGAAACAGCTGCAGCATTTTTGGGTGGAATGGCCGCTGGCTTTTTTATATGCCTTTGGCTTACGAATTTATTAGGGTGTTTAAAATGAATGAACTTTGGGAAAATTTATACGAAACAGCAAATTATTTAGTTGATCAAATCGAGATTGATCAGATTACAGAGGTAACTGAACATGCTTATCGCAATCTTTGCGACGCTTTAGATGCGATTACCGCAAAAAAGAACAAAGAGGCATTTAATAAATGAGCGAACACAATCCTTACACAAGCGAAAGAGACCAAACTGCAAGCCCGCATCAAAATATATTACCCGGAGGCGTTTCAGAACAAAATGAAGCACAAGCAAAATGGAATCAATTTGTAAAAAATCATGAAGAAAGATTAAAAAATAGTTATCCAAAAAGAAATAAACCTTATTTAACCCCTAATGAATTAGATAAACTTGATCAATTAAGTTTCGAATTGAAGAACCTAGATCGTAAAAATCCTAAATTTAAAAAAATACAAGATGAAATAGATGATTTATTAGGATTAAAACCAAGACCAGAAAGGTAAAAAATGAAATATTTTGTAGAAACATTAAGCCTCGGAATAATTATAGGAGCGGCAGTAGCCTTTGTTGTTTCAGCCCTGGCAGAAACTCAACCCATGCCTACTCCATCTCCTATTCCTACGCCCATTCCTATCGATTTATACCGAAAAATTGAGATTGTAAGTTTGTGGTGCGAAAACGAAGGATGCAAAACAAAAACCCTCAAATGTCTCTCGGAAACTGACACCCACGAGCTTAAATGTTTTTTAGATGGAAAATAAAATAAGTTACGGCGATATTAAAAAATCGCTTTGGATGAGAGGCGAGCTCTCTTATAAACTCGACGGATTACAGCGCAGCATTTCACGAACTGTGAATATGACGCACGCACGCAAAATATGTATTTTGAGCTCTAGACAGATTGGGAAAACATATTGGGCGTGTGTGCATGCTCTTATGTATTTGTTGCGAAACCCTAATAAGATTGCGAGGGTGATAGCTCCGACATACACGCAATGTCACGATCTAGTTAACGACAATTTGCAATCGATCATCGCAGACGCTCCAGAGGGTATTATATGGCCCGTAAAATCAGAATACAGATACAACCTCTGGAATGGTTCTAGCCTACGTCTCGGAGCTCTAGAGAGGGCTTATGTTGACGGGAATCGTGGTGGGAATGCTTCCCTTATTATTTACGAGGAATGCGGTTTTGTTAAAGGAGACGATTTTAGTTATGGTGTTGATTCTGTTTTGGGTCCTCAATTATTAAGGTCAAAGGGGTGCGAGATATTTGTGAGCTCGCCCTCGGAGGAACCTGACCACCCACTCCATACACGCATTTTAAGCGAAGCAGAAGAATTAGGGACGCTTTTCCAATATACCGTATACGACAGTCCTTCGATTACTCCAGCGCAAATTGACGAGGCTAAAAGACGTTGCGGAGGTGAGCATACTGATGCTTGGAAGCGTGAATATCTAGCAAAAATCATTCGTGTGATGAGTAAAGTGGTGATTCCAAGCTTTGACCCTAACCGCCACGTAAAGGAATTTTTCCTCCCACGCGATGCCTATCATCATTTGACGATCGATTGGGGTGGCGTGAGAGATTTAACCGTAGCACTGTGGCATACGTATAATTACGCTCAAAATAAGTTACTCATTTGGGATGAAAAAGTTTTTTTTCGCAATACACCCACTTATCAAATTTTAAAATCCCTGGAAGAATGGGATGTAGAATGGCACGCGAAAACTGCAGACGTTCCGGGTCAAACGTTAGTCGATATTCACGATATGATCGGTTCAGATTGGAATTTGCCGCCAAAAAGCGACTGGCTGGCAGGTGTGCAAAGTATGTCAAATTTATTCGAACTAGATCAAATTGAGATACATCCTCGATGCAAATTTTTAATCAAATCGATCCGAGGCGGAGTTTTTAACAAAAACCGAACGGACTTCGAAAGGTTTGAGGGTCCAGAGGGTATTGGGCATTGTGACGCTCTTGCGGCATTGAGTTATGCAAACAGGGTTCAGCTTCGAGAAAACCCTTATAAAAATAAATATTTGCAAGGTGCTGAACATTTTTTTATAATGCCAGGGAAAAATATCGATCAAAAAGAGGGTGCCGAGGAAATGATGGGCTCCCAAACTTTTGGCAAGGCTAAACAGTTTGGCAAATTCAGGAATTCTTGAAACATGGCAAAAATCACAATACAGAGGATTTTTGAGACAACAAAAGCACTCGCAACAGAAGCTGGACAAAGTCTGCAAGATTTTATCAACTTCAATGCCCAATTTGCAGAATTAACACTGCGATCATTACGAAATGGCATCACTTATAGCGATAACTTTGACTGTGAGATAAAAAAAATCTCAATATCCCACAATGTGAATTTGAATATCCCTACAGACGTATCGAGAAGGCCAACAGAAGTACGAGTGAGAAGGGTGCTTGATGTAACTAGCTCCCTGGCACGTCCTCTTAGTTGGGGGTTTTCTGAAAATGGGAAAGTTTTTGTAAGAGCCTTTTTCGATCCTGTTCCAACTTCGCCAGTGAATATAGAAATAATAGTGCTTTATTAGAGGCATAAATGCAAGAATCCCCCTGGTTAATGCACGGTAACTGCTTAGAGCTCATGAATGAAATTCCTGATGGATCGGTGGATATGATTTTGTGTGATTTGCCTTATGGAACTACAGCATGTAAATGGGATGTAGTCATACCGTTTGAGTTTCTGTGGAAACACTACTGGAGACTTCTTAAATCAAATGGACTTTCAGTTTTATTTGGTTGTCAGCCATTTACTAGCTCTATGGTTTTGTCTTGCGAAAAATATTTCCGATATTCTTTGGTATGGGACAAAGTAAATAAATATACAGGAGCCTTAAACGCAAACAAAATGCCTTTGCGCCGCCATGAAGATATAATGGTTTTTTACAAAAAACTTCCGACATTTAATAAACAATTTAGGAAAGGTAATCCCTTTATATCCAAGCGTACAAAAGGTCATGGAGCACATACTGAGCATGGAAATAATGGTAAAGTACGAATCACAGTCAATAATGGGTTACATAATCCTTGTAGCATCATACAAATTAAAGCAGACAATAAAAAAGAGTTAGGATATCACCCCACGCAAAAACCAGTGGAACTACTTGCATATTTAATCAAAACGTATACGAACGAATGTGAAGTTGTCCTTGATAATACCATGGGTAGCGGTTCAACTGGCGTAGCTTGCTTAAACACCGGACGTAGATTTATTGGTATAGAAAAAGAAAAAAAATATTTTGATATTGCATGTAAACGTATAGAGGAAACAAAAAATGGAAAACGAAATCACACCGACCCAAGAACCACAACAAACAGCACCCCAGAAGTACAGGGTTCCAGTCGACGGGAAAGAGCTCGAGGTTGACATAGACGAGCTCAAAAGAGGGTATTCTCATGCCAGCGCGGCAGCTAAAAGGATGGCAGAGGCTGCGGCTATTCGTAAAGCTGAACAAGCACGGCGAGAAAAAGCGTCACAAGGTGAGTTTGATTTTTTGTCGGAATTGGGAGCGAATGAAGACGCAATTTTAAAGTGGGCAGAAAAAAAACTTCTTAATAAGTTAGAATACGAAAGCTTACCGGAAAGTGAAAAAGCCCTTCGAGCGGAAAAAAGGCGTGCTGAAGAATTAGAAAAACAACTTGAGGACATGACAAAAAGAGAAAGAGAACAATTTGAGGCTTCGATTAATAATCGCGCATTACAAGAGGTTGACGACGAGATAGCGAGCGCGTTAGAATCTTACAAAGGCAAAAAGACCCCTAGGCTTGTTCGCCGCATAGCGGAAGCGATGTATGCTAATCTGGAACAAAAACAGACGCCACTCGCCAGCCAAAAAGCGCTTGATATAGCGAAAAAAAGCCTCATAGACGATGTGCAAGAGTATCTCTCCATTACTCCCACAGACGAGCTCATAAAAAGCCTGAGTAAAGAGCAAATTGCGGCCATTCGCAGACATTTTGTGAACGAAGCTAAATCGGGTCAACCGATCGCCAGACAAATGAATGCGCGTCGAGACAACGTTCCGCAAAAGACTAATCCGAAAGCCATATCGACAGACGATTATTTCAACAAAATTGAACGAAGATTAAAAAAATAAAGGGTAAAAAAAAATGGGAACATCTCCAGGACTATTTTTCTGGCAGGATAAGTTAGGGAAAAACAACCCTCACACACTACAACTAACATGGCAAATCACGGGAGCTACGACAAT